TACTGTTGTCAAAAATTCCTGCAAGGGTATCCGCATAATTTCTAGCAGTGTTTGTACCACTATTTCTAGGTACAAACAATTGGATACTTATAACTCCTGTATGGCGTTTACCATTATTCACAGTGCGATAACGAGATTCACCATTTAAGATGCTCAACCGCACCCACGCTGTATCATTTGGTGGGTCAAAGTCTACATTTTCGTACGCTATGGCAGTAGTTGACCAATTATCGTTCAACCGTCCCTCAATACTCGCTCTTTCAGCCTCGTATGACATCTTTCATGAACCCCTCGACTTCTGCCAATGTCACAGCAACCATACCGTTAGGTGCTTGTGTGCTGCTACCGTTTTCAAGTACTTCAATGTACGGTAAATTGTTAGTTATAAATAATATGTCTTTGCCTTGCCCTTTACGCAACGTGACTTTTTTAGCTTTTGGAGAGGTAGGAGGGGTACTTAACCCTATATGGCTTCCAGTGCTTTTACCAAAGCTTTTATCTTCTCCTAAGTCTGGTGAACCTACACCCATGTTCCAATTGCCTCTAGCTCTGCCTGTATCTACAGGAGTCCGTGCAGTCACACGGTCATACACTTCGAGAGCTGCACGCCTAACAACTGTATCAAGTTCCTGTCCTGTAACATCTGCGAACTTTTGCAAATCTACATTGAAACGTTCAGTTGTCATCCAAGCTTACCTATTATAAGTCTGTAGGTTGCCCCTACAGGATCACTGATTATCTGTGTGACCTTATATTTAGTCAAGCCTCTTGTGACTAAGTCGTTAGTGTCTGGAGTGACTGCAAGATCATTACTGGCAAATGTGACCGATAAATTGCCAGAGTGTTCAGGTCTAACTTCGTCACGATTAGAACCCTGTGAAGCTGAACCAAAATTTGCTACAATGGCGTTTAGTGTATAATCAGTATCAGTGTGTGAAACTGCTCCAGTGCTAGTATTATAACTGCCTGTGGAGCGACTAGTGTAAGTTATAGTCTCTGCTATATCTCCAGTTGCCTTGATTGCGGTTTGTGCAGCTTTCTTGATTGCAGTTTGTAAACCCATTATGACCTCACAACCTCTACAATGCCAAACTTAGCACGACCGTGGATAGTACCCCAACCTCTTAACATCTCTTGCACTATACTAGGTAGTACGTCTGCAGTATCAGTTTTGTCAAAAGTCAATGCAACTGAACCCACTTTCAAATCTGTTATGCCTTTACCGTCTGCGTTAGCTCCTAAGTCGCCATCTTTCTTGATGTGTCTTGCAAGTTCTGCAGTAGCGTTCTTTATAGCGGTTGGGATAGTGGTTGCATCAATACTTTCATTGTCAAGGTTCACCCAACTTGAACGGGGTATGCGTAGTGCTTGTGTAGTGGTTTCTTTAGTGCCATTCCAAGACACTCGCTCATCAAGCCATCTGGTTGCTACTTTGATACAGTTTTCTTTTTCTGTGTCAGTGCCTGTCCAGTCTGCTGTTGCTGGGTGCATAACATTATAGGTGTCAGCTTCTGCAACTGTGCAGTAAGCCTCTGCGCTAGAACTACCTGCTGTGGCATTTAATGACATAGTCTACGCCTCGTTCCAACCACCTTTCTTGAAATTCACCATTTCATCAGGGTGGACTTCTGCGGTTTTATCACCTTTAACCATCTCAACTAACTCAACCCGTTTGGCGTTAGGTGTCTTTTTTACAACTTTTTCTGTTGCTACATCTTGCTTTTTTCTTATTGGCATGATATCCCTCCGCCTAAATATAAAAATTGTAAAGAGAGCAGGGGATTGAACCCTACTCTCAATCGTTTGGTGCTTAACCCATTACTAATGTAATGTTGTCAGGCTTCCAAGCTTTAACACCCCAAGTGGATGCAACTTCTATCATCTGCTTACGGTATCCTCTGTAAACACGAATCTCAAAGATCAATCCAGAATGTGGATCTTGTACGAGCATAGCATCAACTGCCTCATCTCCACCTTCGGGTACTGCAGGAGCACGGATAGCGAGCTCAAGAGCAGATTGATGGAAAAGTACATTGCCAGTGAAGTTGTTGCCAATAGTAATGGCATCGTCATCCGCTGCTGCAATTTGCAAACCAGGAGAGCCAATGATTACATCACCTCCACTAAGCGCAGTGTTAACTACATAAGCATTGGTGCTATCTGAAGCGTGAGTGATAACATCACCTGCAATCATAGTACCTGAACCAGTATCTAGCGTTAAGGTAGTCTGACCAATAGCCTCACCAGAACCATTGTTGATTAGATAACCCGTACCCGTTCCTTTAGTGTGAGCTTGAACCTGTGCAGACTCTTTAAGCATAACTCCTTGAAGGTCAAGTAAAGTGCCTTGACGCAACATAGTAGTACTGCCTGCTTCGTTAGCTTTCTGCAATTGTGCAAGATTACGCAGGTTAGTGCCTGCAAGAGTGTTCAATACGAGAGAAGTACGCCCATCAGTGACAGGTGCGCCATTATCAACTAAGATCTGACGTGCCTGTGCAACAAGATCAAAGTTTGAACTGAATGGAGTAGTTCCTGCTGTACCAACTGCACGTGAAGCCCCTTGATACGCAGCAGTAGCCAAATCAGTTTCGATAAGGTTAGATAGTGTGCGCATAGCTTGTGCAATCTGATCTCCATAAACAGTCTCATATCCAGAACCGTTATTTAGGTGCTTGATATCTTCGCCTGTCATTGGAATCTGAACACCTTTTGCTGTGTCAATGGTCAGAGTCTTATTATCTACAGTCTGGTCATCTCCTTCTGGGGTGGTCATAGATGGTGTAATGTTGTTAGCAGTAGCTTCACGTGTGAAGTGTGAGCGAACAGTACCATTAAGCGCAACACGCTCAACACCATCAGAGTTAATAGTAGAAGCAGGGATGAAGCCAACAACTTCACGCCCTACAGTGTCAGCAGCCTTGTAAATATCAGCTGCTAGGTTTGTCAATACATTTGCCATTATAAAAATCCTCTAAGACAATTTAAAATTCAGTTTAAGGAAAACCCTTAAACAACTAATATCAGCTACACCGCAACTAGATAAATATGTGACTCCGTCACAAGTAGACTATATTTGTGTCTGCTATGGGGTAAATTATACTTCATAAAAAACCCTTTGTCAACTCTAATCTGTGACTTTACCTCCATCTTTAGCAAAAGCTGATCTAGACTGTTGATCCATAGAATCAAATTGCGACCTAGTTACAATCTTGCCCTCTGCTGTGCCTCCTTTGTTGTGTGTTGATCCCCCACCTTTAGAATCATTAAATAAGTGAGGTGCAGAGTCTGATAAACCTTTAACCCATCCTTCTACGCTTAGAGGGTCAGTAGTGCCAGAAGCGTATATAACATTCTCACCTTCAAATGGTGTAGCCTTGCCATCTTTCAATTTGAATACACTCTTTGCACGCAACAACAAGTCATCTACTGCAGTAGCCGCTACACCATTTTTTGCTGCAATATCACGCACAACACTATCAATAGTCAACCCTTCCAGTTGCCGTGTAAGAGTGCTATTACCCTCTTTTAACGTCTTCATCTCTGTATTATAATGGTCATGTACCGCTTTGGTCTTCATATCCACAAGCTCATCAATCTTACCTGCTTTAATAAGTGATGCAAACTCTCCATCTTGTTGGCGTTTGAGGAGTTCGTTGTACTTATCCATGTCAATAGTACTATACTTGCCTTCAAGCGTTTCCATGTCTTGCAACAATTTGGTATTGTTGTCTCTGAACTCATCAAGTTTCTTTTTATCAACCATGCCTTGCACTGCCAGCGTGTACTTGCCGTCTTTTTCTGTGTAGAACTCTTGTAGTGCCTCTGGCACGTCTTCTATTTTATCAACTGTTGCTTTTAAATGCATAATGATCTCCGATCAAGTTATCGCTACTCTGTAGCGGTTAAGTAAATTTGTCTTGCAACTGCTCTAATGAGAGTGGGTTGCCCGACTGGTCTAATAGGTCTGTAAAACCCACTTTACCTTTTTTCCATAACTTCCACTTACCTACACCAAGTGCTTCCTTTTGAAATGATTCTGGTTTACTCCGCAACCAATCTTCATAATTCAAACCTTTGCTAACTTGCCCATCCATGCTTGCCCTTGTACCTTGTGGCAACTTAGATAAGTGTTTTTTATCCACTCCTAACTCTCCCCAACCTTTGAGAACAGATATTTGTGAACTCCTGCAATTCCAATGAGCTGTCGCCCCTGGAAAATCTATGTCATGTCCTATTGGTCTGCGGTTGTTATCCCACATCAATCCATCTAATGCTTGACATGTGGTGCTAGTTCTAGAATCAAGAGTAGAAACCCATTCAACCCCTTTGACAAGGTCATTATTAGCTTCGTACGTTCTCATTCTAGCTTCATTAGCTACAACTTGAACACTAGTTCTGACTAAAGCCTCCGCTTGCCTTCTGGTGGCTTCCATGATACCATCTTTGAATTTGTTTGCTCTTGTGCCTCTGACCCTTTGCACTATTTGGTCAGTGGTTTTACCTTGTAATAACCCTTGTCTGATAGTGTTTTTGAATTTCAGTTCTAAATTACCTGCTTGTCTGCCCCACCATTCTTTGGAAGGTGCGCCTTCAATGAGGGTATCGGTCGCAATAGCTGCCAACATTTCTACGCTCATTCCTGTGGATAGTGTCTGCACTTTAAGTGCTGTGTTGATACTTGACACCGCTTGCGCTTCTGCAACTTTAGCAAGCCCTGCAAGTTGTTTATCTTCAAGCTTGTCTATCTTGTAGTACGCACTACGAATTGTGGTTTTAGTCTGCTTTAACATCTTCTCCAATCTACGCATTTGGAAAGGTGTGCGTTTGATGAGGTGGAGTTTTTGCTTTTCTAGTTCTTCAACTAAATTTTTCTGCAGAGTCTTCAGTTCTTTTAAAACGTCTTTACGCAGACTAGCATCTAGCCGCAACAGGTCAACTGAATGTCCTGTTATCTGGTCTAGTATCTTATCGCTTATATTTGCCATTATTAGTCTTCATCAAATCCGCCAACTGTTTGTACTTCAACACGACTGCGCTCATCTTCTATGGATATGTTTGGTGGTAGCATCTCGCCTCGTTGTAAGTTCCATAAGAATGTTTCATGGCTCACGCCACCTGACTGCCATGTTTGCATAAGTGCAGTAACCTCTTGTGGAGTAAGTTTAACATCAACAAAGTCAGTATTCAACTCCACAGTAATATCATCTGTTACGCCCATCCACTCTGCCATCTGTGTAAGCATTTGTTGCACAGCTTGTTCTACACTCTTCACTGTTGAGGCAAGCGTGGAAGATTCTGCATTCTGGCGTAGCCGTACAGCTTCTGCAGCTTCAATACCTTTCTTCTGCCCTTCAAGCAATTGTGCGCCTAATGCTGCCATCATGGAACGTTTTTCTTCCATTGCAACTTCTAACGCTCTCAATCCTTGCCCTGTGAACTCTAGATATCCTGCCTTACTCTGTGTATCTGGCAAGATCCATGCTGTTCCTGAACCAATGACTAATTCAGAGTCTGTATCCACTCCTGTAACGTATGGTGTAGGTAGAGCTGTGAAGTGTCTACCATGCTCTAAGTCTGCACTCGTGCGGTAGTGGCTCAAACTCATATCTGCTAGTGCTAAGAGTGGAGGTGTCATTGGAGTGAGGTTAGCACCATCTTGGCTGACTGCTATAAATGGTATATTAGAGAGTTCAACCCCTTTGTTGACTGGAGTAATATCTGCAACTACTTCCCAATCTTTTTTACCCTTTCTCCATATGCGTACAATAAAACGCCCTTCTTCCATCACTAGTTCTCTGTATTGAGTTTTGAACTCTGATTTATAATGGTCTTTAGGATCAACTGCTCGATAGCTCTCCTGCAAGATGATTGCATCCTCTAACCAATTAGTCACCTGTTCAGTTGTATATCCTGTTAAATACGGTCTAGTTCCATCATGGTCAATGAGTACACCTTGCCGCCCCATTAACAATTGTTCTGTCAACATACCTTCTATGAAGTCGCTCAATGATACCCCTGTGTTTGTGATATCGTTGAATAAACTCTCCAGTTTTGCAGGAGCTTCAATTTTTGCATCGAGTCGCAACACCGCCCCTACAAGTCCACTTATAGTAAGGTTTACAGCATTGAAAAAAGTTGCTCGTGTTTTATACGCTTGATAACTGTCATCGTCCTGTTTGGAAAGTTTTGGTAAATATTGCTCCCCTCTCTTCTTAACTGCATCTTCCCCTTCAAACGTGTCTCTGCAACGCTGCCATTTAGGTTGGATATTATCATACTCTGGATGTCTGCTCTCAATTCCCATAATGTGTCTCCTGTTTAGTTATTTAGTATCCTACAACTCTTGCTAATTTTGGTTTTGATTTAATAATTGGATACTTCCTATGTATAAAATACCCTCCTGCATCTGGTAAGTGGTCGTTATTACTAGACTTGTCAGGTTCACCTTTATCGTTGTACGCTTGTTGCTCCAAGCAGAGTGTATATTCAGGGCATTTCTCTACATTCACCCACAACGTATCACTCTTAAACGCACTGTTCATACTCAATACTCTATCTCTTACAAAAGGGTTTTTCTTAGGTGCGTCAACCTTGAACCCTGCGCTCTTCAATAAACTGATATCACTCAAACTTGCACCCATAGTGCTAGTAGAACCTCCTGAAGCATCTGGGTAAATTATAACAGAACATCCATCGAAATGGTTCTTTATTGTTTGTATTATGGAAGGGGTATCCCTACCTCTAGTGATCTCGTCCACTGCGTAGGCTTGCCCACCTCTGATAACGTGTATAACTGCTGACATATTGTTGACATTAAAATCCATACCAATATGTATGGGTTCACAGTCTTTCTTGTTGTGTACTATATCTGTATGACACGTCTCCCTGTCAAACTCCACATACACCGCACCGCTTGTAAGGTTTACAAACTTACCCTCAATGTACGCTTGCACTAACGCTGCTGGATAAGTGGCTTTGAGTCCTTCAATGTAGTCTTCTGGCAGGTGTGGATTAGAATAGGTAGGGGCAGTAACATACTCATAGCCTAACGCCTTTGCTGCAACTGGATCTTTAGCCCATTTATCGTAGACAAAATTGAACCCTTCTGGAGTAGTATATGCACTAACTGTATTTAACGCTCCTTTAATCTTTTGGCGGTTGCGCCCTACAATTTTATTCCATGCTTCTGCAGCTTTATCCTTTGCCATAGTGTCTATCTCATCCACGTGAGAACGAAACACTTCATATGCTATGATACGTGCTGGGTTGTCCATAGAACGCATAATTATCTTACCGTGTCCTTCTACTCTACATATATATTCAGATTTATTCAATTGGTAAGGTATATGTGCAAGTGTCAAAATTTCTTCAATGCGTGGTACAAGGTTGAGTTTTAAGGTGTCAAAAGTTGGTGCATACGTGCCTATGTCAGCTCCAGGATGGTTAAATAGGTCTCGGAACACACAAGTTATGAGTGTCTCTGTCTTCCCTGCTCCAAAACCTGCCACAAACAATGGAAACTTGGCTTCTAGTTCAAACATATCTGCTTGTGGAGCTGTTAAGGCTACTTCATGCACTGTGCTCACCTTTATTGATTATCACCTTAAACAAAGATTTCGGTTTTACATTGGTCTCTTCTGCTGGTGTGTTTTTCCATTGTTCGGGTGCTCGATTAGTCAACCAAAAGATAGCCGCTTTCACGTCTGGAGGGTAATGTTTAAATGTGGGCACTGAAATAGGTTCTCCTTCATATTGAAACACTTTTTCATCTGGTGCGTCATATCCACACGCTCGCTTATACAGAGATTGTGCAACTTTTGAATCTGCTTGCACTTTACCCTCTTGTATGGCTTGGTCAAAAGTTATATGAGCTTTACGCCATTTAGTCAACTGCAATGGAGTGATATGAAAAAAGTCTGATATAACTTTATCCGTAGCTCCTAATAAGCACAGTCTATAAACTTGTTCTTGGTATTCTTTTTTGTATCGTACTGCCGCCATTGTTGCGCCTCGTAAAAGTAGGAACATACATTATGCCGTAACAGAACGCCTATGTCAACTGAATTATTTACTATGAGCGCAACCCTGCACTCAACCACTCTCTATCAATGCCTTTACCTTTAATTGTGAGGTGTGTGAACTGTGCTCCAATAGCTTCTCCAGTTGCCAGGTTAAAGGTTATGCGTTCATCTTCTACATACAAAAACACTTCTACATAACCTCCATCTGGTGTGGCGTTTATAATTATACCTGTACGCCCATCATTAAGTTGTAAAGTGTGGCAGTTGGCTCTCATTTTACACAAAAGTCCATATGCAAGTACTTTGGCTTCATAATCTAGTTTACCTGCATTGTAACAGTCTAAAAAGTAATTAAATTCTTGTTGGGCTGTCCAACCACCTCTGACTGGAGCATCTTTAGGGGTTGCGGGGTTTCTACCTTCTTGTGCTAAACGATTGACTTCCTCTACTAATAGATTAGGGTCAACCAATTTGCGCTTCTGGAATAATAGTGAATCTTGCTTTACCCCTTCATCAGGTAAAGCAAGAAAATCATCTTCTTCAAAAAGGTCTAAAAAGTCAACCACTGAAGGCTACATATATCAAGAAGAATAATATAAAGAGTGATAGGATAGCTATAACCTCTAACCCCTTCTCAAACCACCCCCACAACTTAGCTTTGAGTGGTTCAAAATTATAACGTCTACCATAACGGTTCTTTTTACGCCTTGTAAATAATTTCATTCTTAGGCTACCTTTTTAAGTTTGAGTTGCGCTCTAACATCATCAAAGTTATGAGTTCCTGCTGGAGTGCGCATATAGTTGAGAAAATAATCCATTCTAAGATTTTTGACAACTTTGCCAGTGGTGGTATGCACTATATCTGCCATCCAATAGTGCCCATCATACATATATATGTTCTCAAGATGGTATACGTCGCCCCATACAATATGACTGTACTTCTCAATAGTTGCTTCATCAATACGCTTGCCAAAACGCAACTTATGCAAATTGATATTCTTTGTGACTTGAGCAACCATGTACTCTTCTGCTGCTGCAACGCAAGCTTTCTGAGAAGTGGCAGAGAGTAGTACATTACCCTCTTGATCTGTCAAGAGCCATCTGCCCGTCTTGATCTTGTTTATCACTAACGGTTTACCCTCTACTTCATAATATTTCTGTGTATCCTTAAATTTGATATGAGTATATTTCATATTTACTGCTCCTTGTTCGCTGATTTAAAAAAAGTGTGAAAATTGTATATTAAAGTTTAGCGGTTGTCTACCGCTAAACTTTTAATGTATTATGTGAGTTGGGTATTCAACCCTACAGAGTTAGCTGCACTGCACCCCGCTGAATATGCCTCTCCATTTAAAGAACTTTTACGCTTGCTTGTACCATATTTAAGTTCTCTACCTAAATACTCTGCAATAGCATCTTGTTTGACTACTATGAGTGCTGTGCCTGTTTGTGCAAACTCTTTTTCTCGTTCAACTTTGAGCTCTTTAAGCCGCTCGCTCAACCTATGCCCCATACCACTTCTAAAAGAATTTTTATAAGTGCGAGCCTTACCTTTTGGAGAGGGGTTCTCCTTAAAATACTTATCAGTCAGTCGAATTATAGTGGAGTACAAATAACTAAACAACTGCAATGAGACTTGCACATCAAGTTCTGTACCTACGAAACGCAAGTTTACTTGATGCGCATGTACATGCTTATCATTATGACTCGCTGCAGAAAAAGTTACAAAAGTGTCAAAAACGCCACTTATCGAGATGGCAATACCTTGAACCCATGCAGGACAACGGTTTGCAGTCCACTTCATCTTATCCCATTCACTCCCTAGTATATCACTCTTAATTTGTTCTGGAGTGACATCCCCTATTGACAAGTTGTGTTTACGCATAAGTTTTTCAACCATGCGTGCCGCAACCGCTGCTTCTTCTTCATTGCCCTCTGTGCGTTCTGCCATTGCCATCATCTTACGAATCTTTGCATGCAATTTTTCAGTTTTAGTATTCATTGTCATATTCTCCTTGATTAACCATTAAGTGCTGTTCTATGTATAACTCTTAGTACGTGTCTTAGTTCTAAACTCCACTCATCCAAGTTTGCATTGTCCATAGCTTCTAAGTGTTCTGCACTTATTGCTGAAATCAACTTCACCCCTCTCATAACTTGTTTATGAGTACCTTGCAGTGCAGCTTTACCTGAAGGTATATGGGTGATTGTCTTATGAGTGGAGCTTTTACCTTTATACTGTTTATGGTAGCAAAACACACTATTTATCTTTGTTGCTAAAACCGTCTCAAACTCTTCTCCATTAGGCAATAAAATTTCAACTTGTATCTTATTTACACTATTGAGTTGATGCATTAGATGCTCTTGTTCAAGCTTCTCAACCACCTCTTTTAAGGTGGTAGGGTTATCGAGTACCATTTTTAATGTGTCTAATTGTGTTGCTGTGATCATTTTTACTTCTCCTGTTATCGCTGTTTTTGGGTCGAGAACCGCCTCAACCCGTGAACAATATTATACACAAAACTGTGTAAGGGTCTACCTTTTTCTTTTGTATAAAAATTATGCACTTACCCCTCCTTCAAGGGTAAGTGCATGTTCTAGAAAGGTAATTTTCTTTTGTTTGTGTAACAACCACTTACACAACTTTTTGAAATTTTATCAGCGGTGTTCCAATCTGCGTACCTGTGTTTCACAATAATCTATATGTCTATAAAACTCATTTCGTTTAGTCTGTGAACTGCAAACCGTTGCCGCCTTCTGCCACCAGTCTATGGCGGCTTTATAGTTGCATGCTAATTGGCATTGTTGCGCTCGCTCTATAAAAAGTGCAAAACCAACTCTAACTTTTTGCATGATAATGTTCCCCTTGTTCTCTAACTTGCCAGCAGTTGTATCCTACTTCTCGCCACGCAGTCACTACTTCATCAGTGTCTTCAAGAACCATAAGTGTATTTTCAGGTTTCAATCCAAGTTTAGTTGCCATCTCTAACTTGACAGTAGTATGGTTTCCATGATATACCGCCCCTTCTTCAGTGTCTTGATAGTGGTGTGCAGGTCTCATTGTTAAATTTACATAATCTATGTGGTGTTCTTTCAACCATTCAACTGTCTTTTTATACATTGATTCCGACCTACTCGTGAGGATATGCACTTTGAAACCTGAATCTTGTAGTACTGCCAGTGTTGTTGCTACAGATTCATTAACTTTATCTCCTCCACACAATTCAAAATACCCTTCCCAACCATGTGACTGTATATAAGGTCGCCTCCACTCATCTAATGCCAATGTGTTGTCTAAATCTACAATAATATTGTTTTGTCTTACCATCTTGTTAACTCCTTGAAATTTAAAAGAGCGTCCATTCTAGAGCTTCTTAACTTCTTTGTCACCTCTTTTCTCTTACGCTCTTCTTACCCTCCAAAGTTCTTCTTTGCTCAAGAAGGTCGAGCCAACCGCAAAACCGTGAAATCTCTATAAACCTTAATATAATTTTAGTTCAAATTTTCCTCCTCTCTAAATTATTAAAAAGGTTTAATAGGTGTTTGCGGTTGACTTTGCGGTTGGCACACCGCTCACCATTGGTAGATATAACCGCTTCTTAAAACTGTGTGCGCCTCTTCTTGACTATGCGGTTGATTACACAAAAAATTTCTCGATAACCCTTAGATATATAGTAGGACGCAGATTGTGTAAAGTTTTCTTCTTGAGCAAAGAAGAACAAAATCACTTCTTTTGCATCTAACTTAATGTTCTATATAGCACCACTGACACTTTCGAGTCATACAAGAAGGTTGTGTAACATACAACTTTGTTTGTTCCTAAGTACTAGTTAACAGGTTCAAGAAGGACGAAAACTTTACATAAAAAATCGAGTTTTGCGGTTGGTTACACAATCTTGCGAGTATGCGGTTGGCAAGAAGCCTTCTTGAATCAAGAAGCTTATATACCCACTTCTTGAAAAGGTTATATAATTTTGTCGAACGGACAAAGAAGCAACCAACCGCATAATTGTAAAATCATGCGGTTGGCAAGAAGCCTTCTTGAATCAAGAAGAACTCTAGAGGTTAAGAAAGTTTTCTTCTTCTTCGTCAAAGAGGTGTTCTCTAGAGGTGCTAAAATGGCTAGCCATCGCATCTTGAGCTTTATCAAGCCGCCACAACCGTATCCCTCTTGTGCCTCCCCCTAACTTAGCGTTACCTGCTGAACCTCCAATACTCATACCTCCAAACTTTTTAAGGTCGAGCGCAAACTTGCGTTGAGTGGGTACTTCCCCAAACATATGACTGGATAAATGCCACCGTTTGAACGTCTCATATAGTAGAGGGTTAGGTATGTTTACTGCTGTGTGTTGCCACTCTTTTTCCTCAATTGAACCTAAAAAACCATCCACTCCGTATACATCAAATGTACCTTGATGCAAACACTCCATCCACCATTTAGTTATAGAGTCCGCACTGTGTAGCTTCTGTTCAATCTCAAATTCATTTTTGAATCCTGATGGCAGATATTTAGGATTGAACTTTGTGATATCACGCTCTAATAGTTCTCCAATAAACGCAGCTGTTCCACCCTCTTGTATCTCATTGCCTAACTGTTCAAAATATTTAAAGTCCCCTTTACGTTCATCTGATGCTTGCATTATAACCAAACGCCTGTTACCTACACCTACTGGCACAACCCAATCATTATTTGATGCAATAATCAAATGGCAACAGTTTGGCACTGGTATTACTGGCAGAAATTTTTGATTGAATGGTTGGATTGGATCTGTGATGAGGCTTTTCAACCTACCCTCTGCTTTCTTATCTCCACCCCAAGTGGCTTCATTAGCTAGAACTAGCACAGAGCGTGCAACTGGAGCGTTAAACTCTCCTAAAATTGCATTCTGGTCTGTGGCAGTAAAAGAATTTGAACCAAAAGCGTGTAACAGAGGGTCAATAATAATGTTCTTACCTGCACCTTCATCTGACTTAAGAACCAAAGCGGTTTCAGCAAGTTTGCCAGGATATTGGAACAGGCGTGCAAACCAATCAAGTATGTACTCATACAGTTGAGGGTTCTTGTTACACCATACAACTCTTATATGTTCTTTCAAAAGTTTGCAAGGGGATAACCCTATAACGTCTGGAATCACATTCAACCCTAGATACATATTGTAATCTCTAGTCTTAGGTAGCACTTCGCTGATGCCTTTACCCTCATTAACCTTTACACGTGGCTTGAATATCACAGAACGGTATTGATGTTTACCTCGATAAACCCACCACGCTTTAGTCAAAAGCACTTTCTTAATAGTTGGTGCACCCTCTTTGTCTACTACAACACTAGGTATGTACTCACTGCAATGGTAGAGATCGAAGTTTGTCCTATCTTGAAATTGAGTCTTCCATTGTGCTATAGAATAGTCATATTCTCTAAACACTACTCGAACCTGCCCCTCTACAGACACTAATGCAAAGCGGTCGCTAAGTTTTTTAAGTTGCCGATACCATTCCAAACTGGCAGCTTTGATAACGTCTGACGATTCATAATAGTGTCCATTCCAACCGTTCTCATATGCATAGTTGAATATGGTTGCTTCTCGAACGTCTACACCTTTTGAACGGTTGCCAAAACTTTTCCATTTTTCTGTAGTCTCTCCAACTTTGTAATCAATGCCTTTAGCTGACCAATTATCCCATATGTTAAACCCTTCTTCTGAACTATTAGACTCTTTATGTAACGCCATACCCACATTAAGCCACTTTTGATATTCTGTATCTGGGTCAACAAACGCTAAAGCACTTAATATTAGTGCAGGTTTGAGTAGTTCACCCTCTCTGTCTAGTATGGTTTCCAACTCGTCAAGAGGGTCGAGCGGTTCTACAGGAGGGAAGTACGTTTTAAGTTGCCCCCACTTACACGCCTTTGCTCCACTATCTTGTACAACCTCCACCTTTTGGGGGTCAGTGGGTACTTTCATATGATAGAATCCAGGTAGGCGTAGCACTCGAGACACATCTTTGGCGTTAGGGTCACTTTGCCAATCATCTACAAGTCGTTGCTGTACTGCAGCAAATTCCTCCACAGTTCTAGAGTTTTCACCATCTGACACTAAAAAGTAGTGGTGGTATTTACCTTTAGAGGAGCTAATGCGCATATGAGGAGCAATTGGAAAATCAGGTACTTCTCCATGGTCTTGCTCACACCAAAGAGCCCTCACCCCTACTATATTGTCTAACTTCCTCCCTTTTAAATCTGTGGAGTTAGCTACAATATACACTCCTGCACCTTTCTTATTAAGTTGGGTTAAGGTGTGTAAATGTTTATCAAGTGT